GTCGTGACGAGCTCGCTGAGTTTATCTTGAGGGGAGGGTTGGGCTTGGCTATTGAGGACTTTATAGACGCTCAAGAAGCCATAACTAAGAGCGCCCTTGACACTTTACAAGTGATTATCTCAGGCGCCTCAATTGCAGACGTCCCAGACCTTGAGTCGTTAGGGTTGGCGGCGGCTGATAGTGTCTTCCAAGATACAATACTCCCAAATGCGCTAGCAGGTGTTAGAACAGCCCTTCAGGGGATTAGCGTTGGAGTTCCTGTTAATCGAGCCATGACCGCCTTGAGCCAACGGCTTGAGCAAGCTGAGGGGCGTGAGATTACAGTAGTAAGAACAGAGCTCGCCAAGTATGGGCGCTCTATCACCGCCAAAGTAGCGGAAGAGTATGACCTTGACCTATATCTATATACAGGACCAAGGGACGGAATCACCCGCGACTTTTGCAAGCCCCTTATTGGTAAGGTGGCGCACAAACAGCAAATCAATCGCCTTAACAACGGTCAAGGCTTGCCTGTACTTACAAGCGGCGGCGGCTATAATTGTCGGCATAGTTGGAGCCCAGTGACTGAGGGCTTTGTGGAGGCGGCTGGGCTGCCTTATGCGACCAGTAAAGATATCACCGAAGCAAACACAGGAGGGGCGTGATGATTAAGATCGTGACAGGAGAAACCAAGGTGTTTGAGTGGGTGGCGCCGGGACCCTTGAGCGGCTCCCCTTCTTTGACGGTGGGGAGCTCCTCGCCTGTAACTCTTACACAGACAAGAGTAGACGCCACCGTTTCAGCTATTGCCAATGACCGCCGAACCTTGACGGTTAATTCACAAGCGAGCGCCCTACAAGCTGATCAGGTCAAAGCCTTCCTCGTGACTGATGGTGATTCTATTTACTCAGTGACCGTGGTGAGGATGGTTGGCACAACCGCAATATTAGCCGAGCCACTCCCTAGGGAGATTGACTTGAGCGTGAGCGCCCTCTTGGTGTTTGGGATGTATTATGGGACGGTACCCAGCGCCATTACCAACACCACGGGATATTATCCTTGGGTGGTGAGCTATGACCTCGACCAAGGGCAACAAGTCACGCCAAAGATTGAGAAGGGACTTGCAAAAGTCACTCCTCGCCCATTTGATACAGGCTTGAGCCATGATGAGCTTGTGGGTCAATTCCCTCAACTGGCTGACATGATACCACGGCGCCAAAGCTCTTTTGATACACAGATAGAGGCGGCGCTTCAAGAGATCATCCTAATCATTCGTGACCACCTGAAGGATGAGATTGATGTCACAGAAGATGAGGTCTTCAACGCTCAGAGCTTCCTTAATGCTCACGCTTATTGTACAGCGGCGCGGGTGTATGAGCTGATAAATCAACTAGACACAGCCAACATCATGAGAGATCGATGTCATGAGCTCATGGATATCTCCTTACGCTCGCTCGCCCTTGATCGTGATGGGGATAATGTAGTTGATGAGGGAGAGCTTGACATAGCTAAACAGGGCGGCTCATCGCGTGACTTGCGGGCGTCTTGGAGGTCATACAACAAGACTGAGTATGATCAGAGCTTCACGCCTAATAGAGCCATGAGACACTAATCATGGGCGCTAAGGTCAGACTCAATCTCCCCTCCTCTCTTTGGACGGCTAAGGACTCAGCCCGCTTAGGCGCTGACACCTTGGCAGCTATCAAGCTGAGGACATCTAAGGGGATTGACGCCAACGGTAAACCCTTTAATGGATACTCAAAGCGCCCTTTATATGTGAGTTATAGAGGAGCGAGATTGAAGCCCAAAGGCGGGCGCGTGTCTCGAACAGGTCAAAGCGTCTACTACAAGGACGGTTATGATCAGTATAAGCGAGAGAGTAGACAGCATGACGGAGACTCAAGCGCCCTTGTTGATCTTGTCCTCAGCGGGACGCTCATGAATAATCTAGTCTTGTTAAGAGCTGACGCTCAACGCTTTGTAATTGGGCTCACTCAACAAGTCAGATATTATGGCTATAATGTGAACAATGACCGCGAGTATCTAGGGCTATCACCGAAAGACGTTGAGATTTTGGTCAAGGCGGTTCAGATTAACCTAGCCCGAAAGATCACAGGGAGGCGCTCATGAGTCAGGGTATCTATTCAGCGCTCGACTATCTTGAGACACAGATAGAAGCGACCACCCCAAAGACTGACACCCATCACGGCTTTGTATCAATCAACAGCTCAGGGCGCGTGGGTCCTCTTGAAGCTCGCCTCAACACCAACCGATATTTTGAGATGAGGTTGAACACCTTTGGGATTGATGACGGTGAGGCGGGTATCAGTGGAAGGCGCCGCGCCAATGTTATCCTCAGAGTGAAATATGATATAGGTGAGGCTCACTTCTTAGAGCGTATGATAGCAGAGGACGCCGCCGCGCTATTGGTCACGCTGAAGGGTCCACAGTATGACCTAGCCACTACTGGCATAGTCAGCCTCATACCCGGAGAGCCAACCACTGAGCCTATCCTTGACCCAACTACAGAAGCACTCTCCTTGGTGCTCACCTTCCCCTTTGACTTGCTTTATTTGGAGGCTTTATGAGCGTTACCCACAGAAGTTTAAGCGTTGCTGTTGAGAGCTCATTCGGCTCCCTCAGCTCATCCACTGGGCTCCCTGACAACAGCGGGCTCACTTATGTCTCAATACCGTGTGAGCGTGACCCTATCATCATTTATGGTGATCCAGTGGTTAGTGAGAGGACTGACGCCCGTGATGGCACTTATTCTCTTCCCCCTGAGCCTGACACAGTTTGGAGCGGTGGGAGTCGAGTGAGGAGGCGCACCGGTCAAGTCACTTTACGCCTCGACCTCACCACGGTTGGGACGGGTTCAGCCTCTTACACCACCAACTATCTTGGTTATTTATTGGGCGGGGGCTTCCGCACAGTGGCGGGTACATTACAGAGTGACACCGTGGCGGTCTATCAGAACGCAAACCAATACACCCCCACAGCAACAAGTACAGACTACACCGTGGGGAGCTTGTTGGGTGTGAACCTGAATGGGCGTGCTGAATATGGCGCTATTACTGATGATGATGTCTCAGGTGATGTGACATTCTCACCCGCCTTCTCAGCCAACTATGATGGTCAAACGGTCTATTCATTACAAACGTGGTATCCGGGGCAAAGGACACAGCTAGGCACAACCGCCCACAGTGTGAGCTTCAGGGTTGATGGGGTGGGCTTCCGCTCATATGCTTACGGTTGCCGCCTTGAGTCAATGCAGCTTTCTCTTGATAATGGGCGCGTGATGGCTGACCTAACTTATCAAGCGGCGCTCATTCAAGATGACCACGGCGCCGCCGTTGGACCTATCGAGCCAGTCTACAACTCAGGAGCTCCCTGTTTCTTCCGTGGCTCTTATGCTGTCATCTCATCCACCTCACCAACTAGCCTCACTGATGCTAGCTCAACAGGTGACACCTTGGGGCGTATCGCCCTTGATGTAGATGACTTCACCTTGACCGTCACCAACACGCTCACCCCACAGGGTCACTCTAATAGCATCCTAGCCATGAGTGATATGGAGGTCAGTGATGTAGATGTAGAGCTCAGCCTCACCCTATCCACCATCAACACCACCATTAACAATGACTTCTTTAACCGCACCTTGAGGCAGGTGGTCATTGGCTTTGGTCCTTTGGGATTAGGGCAGGGCGGGGCGTTCATGCTTCCCGCCGCTTATCTGACTACTGACCCATCAAAATATGACCCATCAGGAAATGACATCACCCGTCAACAGCTCACATATAAAGCCTCACGCTTTGGCGGTGATATTGCTGACGTAAGTGAGACATACAACACGCCGTTTAGAATCGGCTTAGGACGACAGGCTTAATTATGGCGCTCTCATTCCTCCCTGACGCTGACCTCACGCTTGACGTGGTTGTGACTTGTGACCCAGCTGTAAAGGCTACACCTGAGCAGGTGGGCAAGTATCTTGAGAGCGGTGATGTGAACGCGCTTGAGAGTTATGAGGGCGCTACTATCTTCACGCTCAAGGCGCTATCCCCAAGCGATAG